CGTGTTCCATGTTCCTCGTGCCGTGTACCAGTGACATAGGAATATTTATTACTCCACCTTATCGGTTTACCAATGCTATGGTATTCTTCTAAATCAATATCATCCATCATAATTATTTATTATATAATAAGCTATCAATAGACCTATTAACAAACAGACCATATTATAGCCAAACATACCTATTCCGTAAGTAACCGTCATAGTTTTTCTTTTAATTCCTCCAGGTATTCTTGTTCCTCGGCGCTTTGTTTAGATTTTAGTACATAATACCTATGAAAATTTTTATCTTCAAAGTATTTATTAATTACATCTGGTGGCACTTGACCAGTTACGATGCAATCATAAATATTTTCGTAATCTTTTTCTTTTACTTTCATTCTAAACTCATTAATCTTTTATAAGATTCAAGATCTACTACTTTATTTTCAAATACTTTACCGTCATAGTGATCTATTATCTGTTGTATTTTATCTAACTTAACATGGGCATAGGGCCATATTAAACAAGCCACTTTGTACGCCTGTCTAAATCTTAGAGTGTAAGTCCATCTATCTTTCCAGTGAGCTTTGACACTCGGTGATCTGTTTCTCTTTCTAACTGTACCTATTTTTAATGTTTCTTGAATCCATCTTAATATAGATTGGTTTGTCATTTCAATGCGCATGGTTATTTGCATTGCATTCGTTACATATTTTCCTCTTTTTTCTTTTCTTCTTTTAAAATCTACACTACCCTCACCATCAAAAAGTCCAGCGATGTATGCTATATCAACGTCTCTCATGTGTAATTATCCATCTAAACATTGCAGTTGTTGGGTCATATCCATCAAACTTTAATTTAGTGCAACTTGTTAGAAACATGACTATCATCAATAAGATCAGTCCTTTCTTCATATATTTCTCCCTCTGAGTCGCAAACCCAACATTGGTGCACTTGACTATTGTCCCTAAAATCTATTGACGTGTCCCCTACGGCAACTCTTATATACCCATTGCCGTGACAATTATCACAGATTTTCTTTTTTAAATTATTTAGTTTTAATTTTCCCATTATATTTTTTTGCTTTCTCATTTGCGATTGCTTCAATAGTTTTTGATACGGATAGTTTTGCATCGGGCAATAATACCTTCGACAACGCTTCTAAAACCCTGTATGTTTCTTTTGTAAGAGAAACATTTTTGTATTTACTCATATCTGTCATGATTGGTTCCTTTCATATTGTGGGTTAATATAGGATAAATTGTAGGATTGTCAATGAAAATTTTATTAACTCTAATCATATGTAGTTACACTCATGGTGCGTGTTTAGATCCATATCAATGGCCCACACCTTTTACCTCTACGTATGACTGTATGATGGCAGGGTATGAAGAGGCTAAAATAAAAATGAAAGAAATGGGTCCTAAAGATGTTAATAAACATCAGATATATATTAGGTTTACTTGCACACCAACCGACTCCGTTTGACAATAGGGTAAAATTATGTTACGAATTAATTTTCCCATCTTTAACCTACTCTTGTTTTTCCCTCTTTAGAGTAGGTGTTTCTTGATTCCACATCCAAAGAAGTGCAACTGCTGGTAGTAATAATAAACAAGATATTAATATTCCTAGTATCATTCCTTTATACACTCTGAACCAAACCAGGCATTACCTGATTCATCTTTCAACCACCAACGATTATTTATATCATCGTAAGTTGATATTGCTTCTCTGTGATCTTCTGCAAAAGCCATGCATTCAGACAACATCATTTCTCTTGAAAGTTCGTAAACCTCTTTTATGTAAGTCCCATCTATCTTTAACAGATAAACTATTATATGAGTTACCATTTCTTCCATGTGCCCATCTCCTAACTTTCTTATACCAAAGATTTTTGTAATAAGGGTCCTTTGTTTTATTCCAAAGGTTCGCTATCTTATCAAGTTTCTTTAGCGTCATAAGATTTTGTGCCCCACTTTAAAATATTTTTTAAACCTGGTGCACTTATTTGTATATCAACACCATACGGTCTCCACGCTTTTTTTACAAGATTTAATTCTAATAATAAATTAGACCATTGCTTTTGTGAAATACCTTTAGGCTTGAGCGTTATTATCTTTTCTTTCATTCCTTAACTCTTGTAGTCTTTCTCTTAATTTAAGTTCTCGTTCTGCAATAAAAATTTTTATGTCAGTTATTTCTATTAGCTTAGACAAGATGTTTGACTCTTCTATTACTTTATCCATTTGTTTTCTCCTGTATATTATGGGCAGTTATTAATGGTGATGCCCAGCACCAATATAATATAGGATATTATTTGATTATTGTCAACGACCTTGTCCTCGGTATTTTTTATAAACACGTTTTTCAGATTTATTCATACGTTTTTTGTGTCTTCCTATCTTTGGTTTTGATCTTTCTATATATGTATTTACGCCAAATTTACTCTTTTTTGCCATCGCCAAAGTATCCGTCAACTACAGATTGTAATGTAGTTTTTTGTAAGTGTGGTATATATCTAATACAACCGTTTACATGTTGCTCTAAATCTGCACCACATGTAATACATCTAAAATATTCTTTAGTCAGGCCTACTAACATTGTGTATTCATCACATGTTGGGCATATACCATTAACTATTTCAGTATGAAATCTTATTGTTTTTTCGGTCATATATTTTTTTATTCTTTATCACTTTTCTTTTGAAATGTCTAAGTTGCTTTGCTACTGGATTTCTTTTTTTATTGGCTTTCTTCATCAGTCTAATATTAATGAAGTAATCTTCTTCTCTCCCATGTAGATCTCTATGTTTGCCTTAGATTTTATGCATTTGTAGACAACTCTATCTTTAGTGCTCTTGTCCTTCATAGCGTATCTTTTTCCTTTAAGACAGTTTTGTAAATTATCATAGTAACGGTGTTCTATAATTTTATGGTCTTGCACAAGTAAAAGAGCAAATACTATTTCTATCATTAGTGTCCACTCCCGTTTCTAATTAATTTTTCTACATCTTCTGTAAGTTTTTTTGTTCTATCTTTTAAAAATTCTATGTTAACTGCATTGTTTCTCATACTCTTTACTTCTTTATCTACCTCATCTAAAACACCTGCTAAGTGTTCCACCAACATGAAAAGCTCCGCTTCCCCACTTGACTGACCAAGTTCTCCACGAGGATATTTAATTCTAAACTCTGAGTTCTGTTCTAAATCTTTTGACATCAACTCTATTTTTGTTGAATGTTGATTTAGTTTTTCATGAATTCCAAAATAAGCCCAGGTTCCAACGGCGATCATTGCGATTAAACTAGCAACCGTCTTCATAGGCATCTGAACAGCTGCCTCCTCCGATATACTGATTGGTTTTTTACGCTCCATTGAATGCCTCTTCATCTAAATCGTATCTTGATTCGTTTTCAAACGTTTTGTCAACAGATTTTACACAGTCACAATTATCACAAATACAGAGACCTCCACCATCTAATTGATGTGAAGGTGTATGTAAAATGTCTTTGCAATGACAATCACAATTACATTTTCTGCATTTTGTTACTTCTGCCAACTGAATAGCCAGGAAACAAACTTTTTCCAAAGTTTTTTCATAAGCCCTCCTGTGTTATTTACTGTGAAATACAGTAGCTGATATTACATGTTCTGTAGTAAAATTAGCATACACATCATTTTCAAACAAAATAGGTCCTGGAAAATTTATTGTTAAACCACCAACCGCTGCAGGTGTTTTTACTTTAAATTTTAAAGCTCCTCCTGATCCTCCATCTCTAAGATGAAAATCACCAGATGCGCTTCCACTATCTAGATAAACTCCAAAGACTCTAGTTCTTCCAGATCTAATAGTACCAGTTTCAGTATTTTGAAATGTAGATGATATATCCTCTGCAGATCCAAAAATATTTGCTGACATAGTTTCTCCTTTTTAGGGCCCCGAAGGGCCCCTTTAGTTATTAATCAGTATGGTTTCTTGCTTGTGCATAAACAACACATACTCTAGCTTTTCCAGCGCTTGATGCTGTTCCAGATGGAATATATTTTGCTGCAATACGAACGTCAGTATCTCCGACATTTTTCCATGCAAGACATTGAGCAGTCGCTCCAAGAGCAACCGTTCCTAATGTTCCCACTTCAGCATTGTCAATAAATTTGTCTGAATCACCTACAATACCAACATCTAATTTATTAGTTGTTCCAGCATTGAAAGCTACTTCAACATTAACAAAAATATTTTTAATGTGTGATTTAGCAGGGATCACCACTGTTTCACTTGTATCAGTTGTATCAGTATTTGAAATGTGAAATGATTGTACCATTAACACATGACCCTGATTAGCAACATCTGAACCTACAGTAGTTCCCGTTGTATCTTTAATCGTTCCCGCTTTTATCGGTCCCGAAAATGTAGTTGTAGCCATAATTATCCTCCTAGTATAACGAACATAGTCTCTAGGCCGTCGACTATACGCGTCTATGTTCTGATTAATTGTATAGTGTTTTAAATATACATAAAAAAAGGGGCGAAGTAAATACTCCGCCCCTTAATATCTATTTAAGCTTGATTAGTCGGCTTAACTTGATCCAGATGAACCAAATACACATCTAGGGTCTGAGAATCCAAAAGAATATCTCTCTCTAGCTTTGTATCTGACGTTACCAGTATCAAAGTCACCTTCCATCGCAGTTCTTAGTGGTGATCTGACGAAATGCTTAAAGCCATTAGGCGCATCAGTGATGATAAAGAAAGCATTCACATCGTTTAAGAAGTGATTTACTCTGTAGCCTTCAGGTATCATATTCATGTTGTTAATAGCGTTTATGTCATTGTCAGCTGTTCCAACTCTTAGTGGCGATTTTAGGATTCTCTCAGCAGTAAACTGTAATTCTTTTGGAATTATAAGTTTTCTACCTTGCATCGCTATTCTTAAGCCTCTTTCATCGATGAATGCAGCAATTTTAATTAATGCATCTTCTAATGAAGTTTCACTTAAGTCCGCTGGAGTTGTGAACGTGTTCACCAGGTTATTACCAGATATAGTTGGGTGGTCAGTAGCGCATAAAGGCTTACCGTCTCCACCTAACTGTGAAGTGCTGAATGCATTGTTAAGTACTTCTGCACCTTTCACTTGTTTGGTATTTGCCATGGATCTTGCCAACGCTCTTGCGTAACGATTACCTAATCTGTCATACAAGTTATCTTCAATTGCTTCTTCAGTTATAGCGAATGCTAGTGCAACTGTTTGGTGTGTATATCTTGATGTGAATACTTCTTTCGCATCATCGAATACTACCGATGCACCCTCAGCTTTGGTACTTGCGCTACCAAATCCTGAAAGCATTACTTCTTCTTCAAAAGCTCTGTCTGATGTTTCTTGCGTGAAGATTTCAGCAGTCTCGTTCTCGTATCTGTCGTACTCTAGTCCGAATAGTGCATTCAGACCAGGTTCTAGTTCTTTAACTAGCTGTGCTCTTGATATTGCCATGTTATG